CACCCTCCAGGTCGTTTTTTAGCTATACAGGTGTAAAGCAAATGGCATGATTCCAAGCTGGCGATTATCTGCATGTTGCCCCCTAAAAAGAAAAAACTTGACTTTAAAAACCCGGAATCATAGTGTTTATGCACCCCTCGCAATCCCTGCATGAGAAGACGAGCGTGCATTTGAGGTGCATTACACATGTAAAGCAGACCGGGGGGGAGGGGGTCACCCGCGCGTTTCGCGTTTTATTATATATATTATCACCCCCCACATAACTTTTTTTGCAATATTGCCCCTCGCTGGGGGCGTTGTTTGCGCATAGTTGTCACGGGGTCATGCTTCTACCCCCATAGTCTCATGCACGAAGTTCTATGCCCCCTACCCCCTTTTTTAGATTTGCACAGGTTTGTAAATCCTATGCCCTGCATGGATAACAATTTCCTTACATAGGTCGAGGAACTCTTGATCAGTCATCATACCTTTTGCCCGGTTTGCTTCTGGGCATACAATTTGCAGATTATCCATAGAATTATCCCCACCACGAGCTGTGGGAGTTTTATGGTCATATTCATAGGTATCTGGATTGTGAAAGTCTATAGGTCTACCTGTAAGTGCGCATGTAAAGTGGTCACCATATTTGGCATAAACATCTTTATAATTAAACGTCATAGGTCTTTGGAAACGATTAGCTTTATCTGATATTGCTTTGGATGTCTGTCTTTTTGATTTATTGAGATACCAGGCAGGTTTAGGTTGTTTGGAAAGTGGTTTAGGATTTTGGAAGGAATAGATTTTATTAAGGATTACTTTATAATTCCGTGGATAGTTTTTACTTTTTTTCTTAGCAAGATCCCGTGTTTTTTTACGCAGAGCGTATGATACAGTTGATTTGGAACATTTTAGTTTTCTTGCAATTTGATTAAAGGACAAACCTTTTTTGCGTAGTTCAATGATTTGTTTATTTAGAGGAGTCATCTGGAGTGATGTCTACAACTTTATCTTCTGATGCTTGTGTGGGTTGTTTTTTAACTTCTTTGGATGCTCCTTTTAGTATGGAGCGTACTTGATCCGGGGACATGTCAGATGAACCCAGGGTTACATTTGCAGAGGCAGTTATGTTTGATGGTCTTCCTGAGACTGTAAGGAATTTGTCCATGAGTACTGCTACTGCATAAGCTAGATTTTGGGGAGGTATTTCATCTAGTTTATTATGAAGTGTGTTTAGGGAGTCTGCCACCATAGTGGATAGCTTGGAATTTACCTGATTGAGGAATTCCTGTTCAGTCATGTCTAAGCGATAGCGCAGAAAATTGGCAACTGACTTACGAAGTTCTGGATCTTGTTTTATTAAGATCTCTGCTTCTTTTTTCCCATTTGATTGTCTGGCTGCAATCTTTGCTGCTGATTTAATTATATTATTTTTTGTCATATCATCACAGAATCCACGTACTGAACTAGGTTTCCTTGCTCTTCTTTTATATGGTCTTGGCATGGTATTTTTACTTTTTTTCAGAAAATACTTGCATTGTCAAGCGTAAGACTACATAAGGCTACAAATGAACGCTGATAGAGGTAGGGAGATATTAAAGAAGGCTTGTATGAACTACACGGAGTTTAGCAAGTTAATGGGCGTTAAGCCTATAACAGTGAGGCTTGCGTTTAGTCAGAAGCGACTGAGCAAGAAGATGGTTACTAAGTTGCTTGAGATGGAAGAACCGCAGAAGGAAGAGGATGAGAAGAGTGAGCGTACTTTGATTAAGGAAGGAATGATTAAGCAGAGTATGGGGGATGTACGCTTGGCCAAGGTATATATGTTACCTGCTAATCCTTATTTGCGATTTATAGAATTTGATGATGGCACACATGGCAAGTTCCGTGCAAAGCCGGGTAGTTTTGGCTTGGGAAGTGTGGTCAAGGTTAAGAGGGAAGATAGAGATATGTACACTTTGGAAGGTAATTATGACAGGAAGGATAGAATATTATGAATAAGTGGAGGCAAATCTTTACAGAGACTAAACTTTCAGAAGAGCCTTACTTATCGAGCAAGTATGTATGTGATGAATGTGATATAGGCTGGGATGATGATGAAGAGGTAAAATGCATTTGTGAGGACGAGGAGGAGGAAGAGTCATAGATGTGGATAATACCCAAAACATTATCAGCTTTCCCACAGCAGAACTAGCATGGAAGACTTTATGGAAGGAATTGAATGCCCAATAAGCACAGCAGAAATGAACGATGCTTGGCACAGATTTTGGAACAAGAATCAATTATCAATCAACGCTCATGGTTCAGTGTATCGAACAACGATACCACGCAAAGAACCATGCAAAGGGAAATTTGACATAAAAAATCATGCAAGCAAAAGAGCAATGTTACCACGAATTTAAGAATATGATTCATCGCTGGTCAGAGGAGTCTGATATGGAGGATGAAGAAATTGTTCAGTGTATGGTGGATGCAGCTAAAGAATACTACGACCAAGATGTCATAGAGTTTGAGTTTGATATGGAACTAGACGAGGAGGAAGAAGAATGAATATATATGCCCCCACGGGAGAGAAGTTAGAGAGTTGGCCATTATGGGTGAGGAGATTAACAGATGAGAACATGGTGCTTAAGAGCAGGGTCATTGATTTGGAAAAACAAAATGACGAGCTATCGAAGGAAACAAGTGATCTTAAGAGAAGGTGTTGTGATATTTGGAAGCAACTAACTGAGGAGCAAGCCAGGCAAGCATGAAGTGGATAGACGGAGATGATGAATGGACTATCGAGCAGCAGAAGTTATGGGCAAGAAAATCCCCGTTTGGATGGCAGAGATGTTGGCAATGTGGCAAGCAATGGAAGCAATTTTATGAAGATGCCTGCAAATGTAATGACAAGTGAAAGTACCACCGGGATACAATCCGATTTATTGGAAAAAATACGGGCGAGCGATATCGACATCAGTTGCAAAATTACCGAGGTGCGACTTGCGAAAGCTAGGGCCAACACCCTTGCAATTAAGCCCAGAGGTGTTGGAACGGATACGGAAGGCTGGACAATCAGTGAAAAGGAAATCCCGTGTAACACGCTCGAAGAAGCAATCATCGTAGGGATTGAGATATTAAATCGTGGGTAAGATAACCTATGCAGACGAGATAGACGCACGCTTTGGCGTGCCTTGGACAGATGACTTTAAGTATGATAGAGGAGAGTTAAAGTGTGCGTTATCAGATGAGGAGATAGACAAGCTTGCTGTACAAGATCCTGTACGTGCCGAAACACTTACACGCTTGCTTCTTGACCAACCAAACAGCGAGAAGGAAGATCCAATCGAATGGGGTTGGACTCTTCCTGGGTGGCGTAGGGTCATGGATAATTGGAAGGATACAAAGATACATGTTTGCCTTGGAGGTAACAGATCATCCAAGACCACCTTCGCTTCACGCTTGCTTGTCCACTTGGCACAGAACATACCCGAAGCAGAGATACGTTCTTTGCATGTTAGTGAGGAAAGAAGTATAAGTGATTCCCAGCGTTATATATGGGATTCCCTTCCGGCAAGGTACAAGAGAAGCAAGAAGAAGAGTGAGAATCATTCACTGCAATACACACAGAAGAATGGATTCAATGCAGGTAAAGCAATCTTGCCACCAACCCATCCAGATGCCGAGCGTGGGAGTACGATATACTTTAATAATTACAGGCAGTACATGGCAGACCCACAAATCTTTGAGGGATGGGCAGCCCATTGTATTCATGCAGATGAGGAAATTCCTGAGAATATTTTTAACACGCTATTGGCAAGACTTACAGATAATCATGGTCGCTTGATTTTGACCTTTACGACCCTGCAAGGATACACGCCATTAGTTAATAGTTTACTGAAAGGAGCTACGACAGTCAGGTCAAAGTACTCTGCGTTAATGGATAAGGAACTGCCTACTGAACAAGTGTCTGCTAATTGGCCTGACTGTCGCATATATTATTTTTGGAGTCAGATGAGTCCTTTTGTAGATGCAGACGAACTTGTGCGTACTTACAGCAAGCAACCACAGGAGGTAAAGCTTGCACGATTATTCGGCATACCAAGTAAAAGCTTTGAAGGAAAATTTCCAAAATTCCAGCGTGAGACCAATGTAATTGAACATAGTAAGATACCCTTTGTCCTCGACCCAACTGTAAATGTAACCCGTTACTTCATCTGCGATCCAGGTGGGAGTAAACCTTGGGTTGGATTATGGGCAGGTGTAACCAAGGATGGTAAGATATATGTCTATCGTGAGTTCCCAGACAGTACGATGGGAGCATGGGCAATCCCACACATTAATGGTGCTGGTAAAGCAGTGGGTAAACCTGGCCCTGGACAACGTCCTCTGGGTTGGGGGTACTCAGACTACCAATCCTATTTTGAAGCACAGGAAGATGGTGAGGAAATATTTGAGCGGATAGTTGACCCACGAATGGGAGCAGCCACAGTGCGTACAAAAGAGGGAGAAAGTAATATAATCAATACAATGAGTAACATGGGATTTGTATTCCGTGCTGCACCAGGTGTGTCTATAGACTCTGGTATTGCCAAGATCAATGATGCACTTAGCTGGGATGATACAGAACCCATGACAGACAAGAATTGCCCCAAGCTTTACTTCTCCGATCAATGCGAGAATACAATATCTTCCATGCTTGAATATGCAGGAGAGAGTAAGAGTGATTACTTCTCTGACCAAATTGACTGCTTGCGTTACCTATTTGTAAGTGGTGCGGAACATATCACCCATCGTGACATTCAAGTCACAGGTGGTGGTGGATATTAAGTTGACTACATAAGGGTGCTAATGTAGTTTTATGCTACACATGCTCAGTGCAAGCGATCCAGAATTACTATATGTCTCAAAAGAGCCTGACATTGCTTATCTCAGTGAAGCTTACAAGCGTACACAGAGTGATTTAGGTGAGTGGTTAGACCGCAGACAACGAGACTATGATACCCGTCATTGTCTATGGTCTGGCAAGTCGGATGACTTTAAGAAGCACGCTTCACAAAGTTCAACAGGTGAGGTATTTCCTTGGGAGGGTGCAAGTGACAGTGAAGTCCGTATGGCAGATGAGTTAATCTCCTGCCGAGTTGCAATGAGCATGAATGCGATCAGACGTGCGCACATTGTAGCCACACCCACAGAATCAAGTGATGTGGAGCGTGCAAATGTGGTAAGTATGTTCCTTCGTTGGTTAATTAATTCCAAGATGCAGGAGTTCTACCCTGAGATTGAACTTGGATTAAATCATCTTTTTGAGAAAGGTATGATGGTACATTATTGCTGGTACGAGAACCAAGAACTCAAGCAGCAACAAACCATTAAGCTAGAAGAGATTGCCCAAGTCCTTCCACAAATTGCTGGAGCTATACAGGACGGAAGTATGGATGAGGAATTGAGTGAGGCACTCAAAGGGCAGTTTAGTATTAGCAAGTCCAAGGCACGGGCAATGTTGAAGGAAATGCGTAAGGATGGGGAAACCACAGTACCTGTTACTCGCCAAGTTGTAAGCAGACCCAAGATCAAAGCACTTGCGCCGGATGAGGATGTATTCTGGCCAAGCTATTGTATCGATCCACAGGAAGCACCATATATGTTTCATGTTGTGTCAATGACACCTGAACAATTAAAGGCTAAGATTAGTACCGAAAATTGGTCAGAAGAGTTTGTGAATGCTGCCATTGATGTGGCAGGTCAGGGTGAAAACGCAGACGATACTCTTTACCAAATCCGAGATGATGATGAATTTACAAGAACGGATGATAATAGCTTGGTTAGAATTGTGTACTGTTATCAAAGATTGTTGGATGAGGATAATGTACCCGGTATTTACTGTACCATTTATCAACCCAACTTACCTGATCTTTATGCCAAGCATCAATTACTTGATTACACGCATGGGAAATATCCATTCGTAGTTAGTACCCTTGAGAAAACAAGCAAGAAACTTTACTCGTCTCGGTCATACCCAGAGCTTATCGAAAGCCTTCAGCAAGTACTCAAGGCAGAAACAGATGCAGCGGTTGATGCACAATCGTTGACAACTTTGCCACCTTTGGAACATCCAATGGGGAGAGCCCCCACGAAGTGGGGGCCAGGTGTACGTGTTCCATATCGCACGCCAGGAGAGTATAGATTTGCAGACACACCTCGTGGATCAGCAGTAAACATTGAGTTGCGTAGATATATTGCAGAACAAGCAAATCGATACTTTGGAAGAAACGCACCGGGTGTAGATCCTGTGGAAGCACAGATGAAACAACAGGAGGTAATAGATAAAGTATTTCACCACCTCAAACATGTGCTTGATCAAGTGTACTCACTTTACCAGCAGTATGGCCCAGACCAAGAATACTTCCGTGTTACAGGAATGCAAGACATGCAGAAGTATGCCAAGGGAAACCCTGGTGAGAGATTTGATTTTTACATGCAGTTTGATGCTGCCACACAAGATCCAGAGCAAATGCTTGAGCGTGTAAAAGCAATCGCACAACTTGGCGCACAACTCGACAAGAATGGTACTCTAGATACCGAGCGTTTATTACAAATCGCAGTCGGACAGATTTTACCAGGTGCTGCGGAAAGTATCATGCTTCCCAAAGAAACCGCTTCTCAGAAAGCAATGGATGAAGAAAGACAAACCATTGCAGAAATCTATGCTGGCGTACCACCTAATGTTAAACCAAATGATGCCCACGAGATGAAGTTGCAGATATTCCAGCAATGGTTAGCTCAACCCGATGTGGCACAAAAGGTACAACAAGACCCTGCCCTACAGGAGCGTATTCAAAACTACCTGCAACAAAGACAAATGCAGGTTCAGCAAAAACAAAACGCTGAGATTGGAAGGTTGGGAGCAGCACCCACACAATTTGGATCAACAGGAGCAGCACAAACAGGAGGATAAGATTATGCCGTATGGTAAGGGAACTTATGGAAGTAAGGTTGGAAGACCTAAAAAGAAAATGACTAAAAAGAAATGTGGTGGTCGTAAGAAAAAATGATTACCTACCGCAAAGAGAAATTTAGCGGTTACAATAAACCAAAGCGTACACCAGGTAAGTCCAAGAAGTTTGCCGTACTTGCCAAGCAAGGAGACGATGTAAAACTAGTACGCTTTGGCGATCCAAAGATGTCCATTAAGAAGAACATCCCGGCTAGACGTAAGTCCTTCAGAGCGAGACATAAATGCGATGAAAAAAAGTCTAAACTAACTGCTGGCTATTGGTCATGTAAGAAATGGTAGCTAAGAAGAAAGCCAAGTCCCGTGTAAATGAGGCTGGTAACTATACCAAGCCAACTATGCGAAAGAGACTATTTAGCAAGATTAAGTCTGGATCTAAAGGTGGTAAAGCAGGTCAATGGTCTGGACGTAAAGCCCAAATGCTTGCCAAGGAATATAAAGCCAAGGGTGGAGGATATAGATAATGCCATTAAGGAAGCCACAGAAGTCACTCAAGAAATGGACAAAACAGGGGTGGCGTACTGCATCTGGTAAGAAATCATCTGAGACAGGTGAGGTCTATGCCCCAGCAAGAACAATAAAGAAACTTAAAAGCACAAAGGCAGGCAGAGCAAAACTTGCAGCAGCGAACAAGAAGAAAAGAGCAGCCACAAGCAAAGGCAAACAATACTCCAAGCATGGATTACACAAAGGTAAAAAACGATGAGCGCCCGTAAAAGAAAAACATACCACGAAATTGACCCAGAGGAAGCACTTGCTGCTTTAGCGTTACTTAAAAATGACCCACACTTTAAAAAGTATATTCAAATGCGTGAAGCAATGCGCGAAGAAGTTATCTGCCAATTGCAAACCAAGGCAATTATAGACTCAACAAATAGACACTTTATGATGAGTGGAAAGCTTGAAGCGATTGATGAGGAACTCGATACATTTTACAAACTTTAGCTCGTAGTTGGTAGATCATATGCCCCTGTGACCCTTCGTGGGGTTTGGTCACAGGGGCTTTTTTGTTGCCATTTTTGCTAGAGTGAACTACATTTTGCTACACTAGGCTACTCATGCCTTGATCTTATGGAAGAAGTAATTCAAGAGGTTGACTCAGAGTCCTCACAAAACTCCGTGGATAGTTTAACGTCTGGTGAAGGAAACCTAACAATGGCAGAACTCGCATCATCTCTGATGCAGAAACGCCAAGGCGAGGAGACCGAAACCACAACCGAAGAGGAATCCGAACCTGTTGCACAATCTACAGAGGACGAGGAATTAGAGGATCAGTCTGCTGAAGAGCCGGAAGAATCAGATGAGGAATCAACTGAGCCGCCCGTACAACCTTCAGATGTTCTTTCAAAGTTTAAAGACCTGGATTTGGATTCATTATCTGAGGAGGAGTCTAAGGAACTTGCCAAGCATCTCAATGCTTCTGCAATCAAGCGGTTTGGGAAACTTACCGCTCAGAAGAAAGCGTTACTTGCCGAGAACCAAGAACTCCAAGCACAAGTTGAGCAAGCACCCGTGCCTGCTGAACAACCTGCATTCCTAAAAGATAATGCCCTGCACAATGTCAATGATGTCAACGCACTCACTAAAGAAGTTGAAAACCTTAACACGCTTATCGAATGGGCAGACGAAGGTATGGAAAACGAAGTGGAGTATGATGACAATGGTAATGAATATGTGGTTAAGGATGCCGACAAGACTTACACAAAAGCGGACTTAAGGAGAATTAAAGCGAATGCAAAAAAGATCCTTCGCAAAGATGCTCCTGCAAGAGAAGCTTGGATAAACGAACGTCAAGCATCCGACCAACAAGCAATCCAAACTTTCGACTTCCTTAGTGATGGCGAGAGTGAGGATTACAAAGTGTTCATGCAGGTAAAGCAAAGTGCGCTTTACAAACCATTAGTTGATCACCTACCCAATAGCAATTTTGCACTTGGGCTTATGGTGGAAGGATTAAAGGCAGTCAAAGCAAAGCAAGCCAATGCAGGTCAACCCAAGAAATTGAAGAAACCAACTGCTCCTGTCGCAAGTGCAGAAGCAGGTGCAAGTAAACCAAGAACCGAGGGAAGTAAACAGAAGAAGGCTATACAGGCAGCTCATGCCAAGTTCGAAAAATCGGGTAACATAGCAGACTACCAAAATTACATAAAACTAAAGCGAGCAATCGCATAAATTTAAAACAAAATAGGAGGATATATAAAATGGCTAAGAGTACTACGTACAATACAAGCGGAAATAAAGAGGATCTCACGTCGATAATTTCAACGCTAGAACCAGAATCTACGCCTTTCGTTTCATTAATGAAAAAGGGAAAAGCAACCGGGACATTCTTTGAATACCAGGTTGATAAATTAAACTCACCTGAGTTTGGTGGAATTGAAGAAGGCGAAGATGTTACTGCTTTCAAGAACCAATCTGCTGACCGGGCGCGCATTGGATCATACGTGCAAAAGTTCCGTGATACATTCATGGTGTCGGATCTGCAAGAGATGGTGGATACTGCTGGTGTCGCATCGGAATTTGCAAACGCTGAGTCTAAAGCAGTGCGCAATGTAAAACGTTCAATTGAATCTGCATTTTGTTCTGCACAAGATCGTCAAGCAGACGCTGGAGCAGGCGCACCTTACAAAACACGAGGCATGTTAAAGTGGCTTGGAGTGGGTGGACAACCTTCCGACGTTCCTGCCTTTGCACAGAATGTTGCTAATGATACAGGTGGAAGTCCAGTAACAGAAACTGAGTTCAATGCTGTACTTCAGTCTTTGTACGAAGCAAACGGAATGCCCGGTGGACAGTTGACATTACTTGCAGGCCCAACATTGAAGAAAGATATCTCTGGATTCTCTCGTCAGCTTGCAGCTACCAACGGAACTTACGTTGTAAACCAAGACGCAGAATCCAAGAAGATAACTCTTTCAGTCAATATTTATGAGGGAGATTTTGGGAATGTGGCAGTAGTGCCTAGTTTGTTCATCAACAGAACAAGCGGAAGTGACGCAGTTGACGCAAATGCAGGTCTCTTAATTGATCCTGAGTATGTATCCATGATGTCCTTGAAAGCTGAGTCTGTAACTGAGCTTGAGAATCAAGGTGGTGGTCGCAGAGGTTTTGTAGACGTAGTTGCTGGATTGGCATGTTTGTCGCCTGTTGCTCACGGTTACTTTAATTAATAACACTTAAAACAAGGAGATTTAAGATATGTCAGAATTATCAAATAATGAAGCAGGTAGAGGTTTTACACATGTATACACCGCTACCTACGAAGACTTACAAACAATCGGTAATGGTGGTCAATTGACCATCGCTACTATTCCTGCTGGTGGTGCAGTTGAACTTGCTGGTGTATACGAAAGTGTCGCATTTGCAGGTACAACCTCGCTCGTCATTGACGTAGGAACAACTAGTGGTGACCCGGATGAGTTTATCGATGCTCTTGATGTCGATGCCATGACTGCCCCTGTATTCAATACAGGAGATGCATTCACAGATGGTCAGTCACAACCCGTTGGTGGAACGAACACCGCAGCTTCAATTATCTTGGAAGTAACAGATGCAGCGATTGCATCAGCTACTGCCGGAGAAATAGTTATCGGATTACGTATCGTTGATTTAGGTCAATTTGCTTAATTGCAATTAGGATTTGGGGAGTAGTCTGCGTAGCGGGCTACTCCCTTTTCCACATCTTTTTATTATGGCAGAAATATTCATACCCAAGTGGCAACCATCTCAAGGTAATGGTTCGCAATTTATGAAGAACTTAGAGAAGCACCTTCGTTACGAAGTAGACTTAGAAAAGTACGAAGCAAAGAAGCGTGAGCTTGAGTGTGGAAAAGAGAATGGAGAAGGTGGACAAGTCGAGGGACTAGGTCAGTTAAAAGGTACAATACCTGCACGCGAATACTTTCGCTGGCATCAAGACAAGCAAGGATGTTGGGGCGATAAAGCGTTCACGAATGAGTTCTTTCGTGACAACCCACATCTTAAAGCTAAATCATTTTCAAAGAAGACCTTCGTAGCAGGAGGTTTTACTAAGCCTAGCTTCGCATGAGGAAGATAGCAGTAAGCACAATGGTAGCCAACCTAGTAAGTATGGTTGGCGTGGATTCATTCCTTACTGCTGAATCAACTGCTGCTGTACGCAGCTTTAATCGCTTTGGCAAGTTAGCCTGGGATCGTACTGCATGGCCATTCAACTCGGTCATCTCACAAGTTATACCAGACCTTCGAGTACGAAGCGTACAAGTAAGTAATGGAGGAGCAAGTTATACATCTGCACCGACAGTAGTTTTCGCAGGTGGAGGTGGAAACTCTAGTGCAGCCACTGCCACTATTAATGCAGATGGAGAAGTAAATGGAGTTGCAGTGACCAACAATGGCACGGCTTTCACAGGCACACCCACAGTAAGCTTTACAGGTGGTGCAGGGAGTGGAGCAACTGCCACTGCAAGCATGTTAAGCTACATCGATTTTGGAACAACGATAAGTGAGATATTCCGGGTAACTGAGAATGACCCTTATGGAAGTGGAAGCACACACAATTTAGCATTTAGAAATATATCAGACGCAAGTGGTAGTACTGATTACGGAGAAGCAATCCTACCAGACCGAGCAAGTAATGCACCTGTATGGGTACACTACCGGGCAGGCTTTCCAGACTATGCAAGCGACTCAACAGTATTCCCCTATGTATTTAGCGAGTACGCGACAATAGGTGCGTATGGAGACTGGCTTTCAAGCGATGGCCAACAGGATAAAGCAGGAGTTATCTACCAACAAGCAGAAGCAATTTTACAAAGCGAGTTAGATAAACTCGAAAGACAAGAAGGACAGACTCAACCAATTGAATTTATTACTTACGGAACAACTGCCGTTAGCTCGGCATAAAAGGAACACATATCATGGCATCAGAATATAGAGGTTTAGGTTTAAATGGAGGCGAGTACATCAATGATACTGCTGCTCACGCAGGTAAATTCTTTGCAGTTCTTGCAACAGAAGACACAGTCATTGCGAGTATTACAAGTAACATTGAAAACTTGTCTGACATAACTAACTCACAGGACGCAACTACCCTAACTGCAAATACTGCGATTTATGGAAATATTTCACAGATCCAACTTACAAGTGGTGCAGTCATAGCGTACAACATTTAATGGCACTCACACTCGATCTTAACCTTAGCGTTGGACGCGCAAGCACAGGAAGTGGAACTCCACCTTTTGGGCCAAACCTTGTGCTACTAACACAAGTAGGTGCATTCATGATGACCGAGGATGGATATTTTTTAGAATTTGAACTTTAACCCAATTATAAAATGGCGAATAAAAAGATAACTGCATTAGATGCTTTAGGGGCAACACCTGCAACAGATGATGTTGTACCCATTGTGGATGTCAGCGGAACTGCAACTACAAAGAAGGTAACAGTAGCTAACTTAGTATCTGCCACAAGCGCAGGTGCGTTATCTAGTTATGATTTTGATGGTAATGCAATCCTTGGATTTGACGCAACTTTAAATGACCAAACAGATAATTACACATTGCAGACAAGTGATGCTGGTAAGGTCGTAGTTATGAACAAAGGAACTGCGGTTAACTTAACAGTGCCAGCAAGTTTAGGTGCTGGGTTTACCTGTTCAGTTGTGCAAAAAGGAGCTGGTCAAGTTACCTTTGTTGCGAGTTCAACAACGATTAATAATCGCCAATCGCACACAAAGATTGCTGGTCAGCACGGGGTAGCCACACTCATATCAACTGTCTCTGATGTATTCGTGTTAGCTGGAGATACTGCTTCCTAAGACGATGCCAATTTGTTTACCAAGTTTTGCAGGTACTACTACACCAGCTAGTGGAGCAGCATTCACAAACCAATATAGCGTAGACTTTGACGGCACTAATGATTACCTCTTGATGGGTACATCTGCAATTTCCCTAGATACTAATTTTACAATATCCGCATGGTTTAAACCTACATCTGACGCTTTAGCTGGGTATGATTTTATGGTTGGATGGGGAAATAATGCAAGTGGTCAGTCGAGGGTCATGCAAATATTAAACTCTAAACTCAGCTTTGAAATTTACTATTCTAGAATTAGTGGATCAACTACACTTTCTGCTGACACTTGGTATCATGGAGCAGTAACTTTTTCTGGGAATGATGTAGAAATATTCTTAAACGGATTAAGTGATGGAACAGGTACTTTAAGTCGATCTACAATGGCATCAAGTTTAACTTTTGCTGGCGGTACACCTACAATGACTTCGGTGGGATTTATACCCTTCTCAGGTCTGATTGATGAATTTGCCGTGTTTGATTCTGTTCTATCAAGTACTGCAATCTCTTCCATTTACAACAGCGGAGTGCCCAACGATATATCCTCTTTGAGTCCTGTAGGATGGTGGAGAATGGGAGACAATGACGGTGCAACAGGCACGACTATAACCGATCAAGGTAGCGGAGGTAATAACGGAACACTTACTAACGGACCAACCTTCTCAACAAGCGTACCAGAATATGTATTCAACCAATACAGTGTAGATTTTGACGGCACTAATGACTACATGGCTGCTGGTAATATTACGGCTCTTAATTCAGTAGCTAATGCTTCGTATTCTTTTTGGTATAAAACGAGTGCCACAGGAAAAGTCGGTCTGCTTGGGGGTGGAGCTGGAACGTCCGCTTATCATTGGTCAGATGGAAATATGTATGTTCACTCTTTCGTTAATACTTTGTCACACCCAATTACAATACCTACATTAGGAGCTTGGCATCACGTGGTTTGTACTTTTGAGGCTAGTGGTTCTAAATTGTATTTGGACGGAAGTTTACAAAGCACAGTAGACCACGGTGACACAACTGCTAGTAATGCAGGTAATGGCTTTCAAGTAGGTAGAGTGCCTCATTATAGCATACCTGACGGTCAAAAACTTATCGATGAGGTTGCTCTTTTTACATCTACACTATCTGCGTCTGATGTGTCAGCTATTTACAACAGCGGAGTCCCAGCAGACCTCACTTCTTACTCACCTGTTAATTGGTGGCGTATGGGAGACAATGACAGCGGTACAGGTACTACTATCACAGATCAAGGGTCTGGAAGTAACGACGGTACACTTACAAACGGCCCAACCTTCTCAACCACAGTACCAACTTAAAATTATGAGCAGAAAATATGTAATTATAAATGCGGACGAAGTAGACTCCGTTGATTTCAGTCAAGTAGATGAGACAAGTGCAGATACAATTAGATACTCACTCGATGATAGTAAGACTTTTGTTAAGTTTGATTCGGACACAACGCCCTCGTTCTTAGAAGGCAAAACACAATACACCCACTCAGAAATTATATCTGTATTAGCAACTGACGAGTGGACTCCTGACGAACCTGAATGATTTACACCGCCATAATAGTATTGGCGTTGTGCATGGCATCATGCAGTATCCGCTCCACCTACCCTCTAATGGGAGGATTGGCTGGGGGTGCAGCCGGAAGTTTAGGTGGCCCATTAGTTGGTGGTTTATCTGCTGGTGCTGGCGTACTAGCTGGGGAGGCACTTAAAAACAAAGATGCCCTCATCGAAGCAGAAGAAACCATTGAGGCATTAAGTCATGGAGATGTATCTGCTTTGGTTGCACAAGGGATGGAGGAGCATAAGACAGGCTTTGAGACATTTACCTCAACCATTAAAAAGATCCTTATTGGAGCATCAGTATTACTTGGTGGCTACCTCGCCATTCCAATTTTTGTGGCAAAGAGAACAGCACAAAATTGTAGTAAGACAGAAGCGATTAAACATCAGACACGCGCACCCTTCCCCGTAAAACCACCCTCCCGAAATGAGAAATCTTGAATTATTAAAAGACAAGTTCTTGGACATGTCGAAAAAAGGAAAAATGATAACCATATTTGCATCACTAGTTGTTGGTATCATAGTGTTAGATTGGCTATTCTAATGATAGACCGCACTGCAATTCTTGGCATGAGTGGTACAGTTGCCACTTTTGGTCTAGCACATTTGGATGATTTATTCGGATGCATCGCAGGTGTAATCACAATTATTTACATGGGTAGAAAACTCTACCTAGAAATCAAGAACAAGTGAATGGCACGTTATCGGACATCAGGTAGATTAGATGACCAAGTTCTTCAAGACGGGGATCGTGGATTTCGTGGTATAGATTCATACAAAGAAGCAACAAGTTTAGAACCGGGCTTTGTACGAACAAGCGAGAATATGCGCTTAATTGGTGATCTTGCAGAAGTACGTAAAGGTATAGATTTTTTAGCAGGTGCAGTAACACTTAGCTACAATGGCACGAATGAGATGGTCTTTGCATCTACACTCTACTCCGATCCGGCAACAGGAAATGAATATGTGGTAGCTGCAACCAAGGATAAAGTAATCCTTTGGAATGATGCAAATAACTCAGGCATTGATATTGATTATCCAGGCAGTGAAGTTGTGGCCACGGCAGATGGCGCGAGCTTCGTTCAGGCATTGGAAAAACTCATTTTGTTTCGTGGTAAGAATAAAACACCACTTGAATGGGACGGAGATGTAACCAATGACTTTGTGGTCAAAGCAAATGGAAGCCCAGGTGCAGGGCGCATACAATGTCCAAACACAGACTTTGGTGTATTCTTTCGCAATCGCTTAATCATCCCACAACCCACAGATAGTAACTATACAGTCTTAATGTCTGACTTGTTAGACACAGATAATTACTACGCTGCTGACTCACAATTTAGAATTAATAAAGGAAGTGCAGATTTTCTTGTTTCCTTTTTTCCTTACCAAGAAGATCAGTTGATCGTGTTTTTGAGAAATTCCATCCATATGATCAACAATGTTGCGACAACCTCCGCATCTAACACATACGAGATTACCCGTCAGCATGGATGTGTGGCACGTAAATCAATCGCACAGTCTGGGCCACAAACATTCTTCCTGTCAGATAATGGGGTCATCGTCCTGTCACCAGGCACAGACCCAGCCAAGGGACTTGGGGTAGCTATTAGTAAAGTTAGTGGTGAAACCATACCCATGACCAGACCGATACAGGATCAATTTAACGACGTTAATTACGCAGCAGCAGATCAAGCTTGTGGTGTGGTGTATGACAATAAGTACTATCTTGCAGTACCAACAGGTAGTTCAACAGTAGCGAACAAGATTTTCGTATTTAACCTACTTACAAGCACATGGACAAGTGTTGACTCCTACCCTGCCCTAGCAGGCAGCGTGGCATTTCATGTGGATGATTGGGTAATTTGCTCGCATGGATCTGCACCAACAAGACGCAGATTATTTGCAGGCAACAAAACAGGTTGGTACTTAATGGAGGAAAATTCCATAGATGATTCTGGTCGCAAAATAGGCAGTACATCTGAGTCCGGCACAACTGCAATTGCAGGTAAACTTGTCACACGTTCTTACACCTTTAATGACATCAATGTAAAGAGTTGGAAGCGTGGTCAGTTGGGCGCAAACACAGTCAATGCAGATGCATTTAACATCAAGGTAAACACGCTAGATCCAGACGCAAGCACCACAGTGTTAAGTCATACCGCAGATGGCACGGAAGAAGCACTCTTCCGCTTTGGTACGGGGCGTACCCGTGGGTATGGTGCGGAAGTAGAAATCAATGTAACCGCTGGCAGACCAAGCTTTAGACATGTGAGCCTGGAAGCAATAGGCGTAGGAGCAAATGCAAGACGTGAGGTGGCATAATGGCAATTACCTGTACAGTAACTCGTGGCTTTACATACGCGACCGGGGTAGATATTTCGGCTGCAAATTTAAATCAATTGGGCGAGCCAACAGTCACAGTACCAAGCGTAACAGATACCACAGTAGTGCTGAAGAGTTTTGCAGTTGCGGATTTACCTTCTGCTGGAACTGCGGGAAAAGTAGTTTATTGTACAAACGGGGATGGAGGAAGTCCATGTTTGGCGTTGGACAATGGTACAGCATGGTTAAGAATAAACTTAGGGGCAACCGTAAGTGCAAGTAGTGCAGAGGAGTATATAATGGCAGAATGAATATACTAACTCAAGCAAAGGAATTTTACGAGCAACTTGGCATGGATATGTTTAAAGACATTACCATGTATATGAGTTACGGGTATGTATTTAAAACACCTGACTCATTGCTTATGGGCAAAGCTGTAAGGACTGATATAAATCAACATCCGCAAGATCAGTGGCAGACAAAAAATCCAAATGCTTGGTACGTCCACATGGCAATTGGTGAGGTAGGTATAAGTGAATTTATAAACTGCATTCCATATGAATTACCATTCGTTGGATGGATGAGGCATTTTAAAAACCAGCCTGTAAAGTTTTACGATTTTAATAAAATTATTCGGAGGAAATAACAATGGGAAGTAGTCCAGACATTAATTATCCAAGCCAGCCAAGTTATGGCGAAGGCATGGCAGACGCACTTAAAGCACAAGTACAATTACTTACAGGCACAGGTGACTTTGCAGAGACAGGTTCGCTAGAATCCTTGCTTCCTCTAGAAAAGGCAATCCGTTTAAAAACGGCACAGACAGAAACTGATGTACTTAGGCAGACAATGCTTGGAAGTGGTAGCAATGAGAAGTACGCGCCTGACGGACGTATCATAACCGGGTATGAAGATCCACCTGCTGATGCTGGTGGTGGAGGTGGTGGTAATTATAAAATTGGCCTTGGGAGAAAAGCATACCCAGAGCCTTTTGGAACAAAATATGCCACTACAGCAGTAGTATATGATATAACCACAGGCAAGGCAGTTGAGGAATTTGAATCACCTAAAGCATACACGCAAGCCGATAGGAATAAAACACAACAACAAGCAAAGGATTTTCTTAAAAAATCTAAATTTGTAACACCAGATCAAGTAGATACTTATTATGCAGCAGATTACCCTGATGCACTAGTATTTGGAGACGCAAAAAAAGGTGGAGGTGTAACAGAAGCAAAACCAATCTACAAGAAAGACGCATCTGGTAAAGACATAGTAACACCAGCAGGGCAATTCACACCTGGTCAATCTGTTGGGCGTGCAGGTGATGGTATGATCGACCTGCTTGGTGACACACGAAACATCACACAATACGAAACCAAAACTGCAAACCAAGCAGATGTGGATGCTGGACTTGCAGATGAAGTGGGCAAGCAATTTGTACAAAAGGTTGAGACCACAGACCAAGCAGGCTTTCGGGATGGTGAGTTTAAAGGTGCAGCAGCTATGGCAGAAGATATTCAACGTGGTAACTTGTCACGCCAACGTGAAGCAGATTTACAAGATGTAGCTCGTTTAGAACCACTCTTTGGACAAATCATGGAGGATTATAAACCTGCCACTTCGTCCGCAATTACAGGGGCAAAAGATTTAATCGAGGAACAGAAAGATAACTTGCTTGGAGAAGTAGGAATTTCCGATCCGACAAAAGTACAATCACAAGGCGTACAAGCAGATGCCCTTCGGCAAGGCTTGATGACAGATGCAGAAGAAGCACTCGGACAAGGACTAACAGATCGCGAAGAGCGACAAATTGCAGAGGCTTCCCGTGCGCGCTCCACTATGATGGGCAGAACATTTGACCAATCTGGCGCAATCGCAGAGGCAGAAGCAAGGGTTGCTGAAGACAACCAACGCAAGATGCAGAACCGAGGATTTGCACAATCTGTACTAGGACAGGAAGCAGGTATTCAGACAAGCGATAACACACGCTCCATGCAAGCAGACCAATTTAACGTGGCATCACAAATGGATGCCGAGAAGTTGCGTGAATCCTTAAGGCAACAAGGATTGCTTGGATATTTAGACGCAGCCTCAAGAGTGTCACAACTTGAGAACCAAGGACAACTTGATCCATTCCAAGCAATACTTGGACGCTCTGGTGGTGGAAGCTTACAAGCTGGGCAATCTGTATTCGGACAAGCAGGTTATGGCTTAAATGCACAACCAAGTTACCTCAACCCAGAGAGTGGGCTTGGATACATACAGAACCAAGCAACCAATGCAGCCAATATGTATGGCGCTCAAGTAGCAGCAGATGCAACAAAGACTGCTGGTATATATAGTGGTATTGGAAGCGCGCTTGGTGGACTTGGTGGTGGTATGCTAGGTAACTCAAATTTATTCAAATAGGAAGATAAAATATTATGGCAAGAAAACCATTCTTTAGCGGAAATTACGGATCAGCGCTGGCACGGGTCGATACTCGACCCATCATGGAAGCCGGGCGTGCGCAAGGCCAGATGTATGCCAATATGGGTAAGCAGATTGGTGGCATGATTCAGCAGTATGGATTGAATAAGGAGAAGCGTGCAGAACTTACAGGTGAGATTGAGGCAATGCTTCCACAATACATGGATTCATTTACTAGCACAGGTAATGAGGTGGATGATAAAAAGAATTTTCAAAGACTAGAGAAGTTTAGCAAGGGAGACATGAGTATGGCAGACCTTAAAGGTCTAGCTGGCGAGCTTGCTATGAAGGATAAGGTGCAATCTAAGCAATTAGTACGTGACTTATCTACCGCACAATTAAAATCTGCGGAGTTCCTAAATCAACAAAGACAGGAGTCAGCTACTAACTTAGATAATGCATTCAAAGCATTAGATAGTACACGAGAAGAAATACAGAGTTTAATTGATGATGGTACTGTACAATTAGAAAATCTGAATCCGGCAGCAAGGAGACTTCTTGATAATCCAAGTATGTTAGCGTCAAAAGACCCACAAGCATTAAAGTTTTTTGCAAGCGATCCAACAAAAGATGCTGAATCTAAATTAAGATTATCGAATTTAGAGAGAGGGCAACAAGTACAAAAGGGACTCGATGATAGTTTAGGAGGTGCTGGTAATGTTGGTGCGATGCAAGGTGAATCCATGAAGGAAACTTTAGCTGGGCAGAAGGCATCAAGAGAAAGAACAGAGTCTTTGACTGATGCTACTAGATTGCAAATGGACATATTAAGACAACCTGCTGATAGTTCTAATCCAAAAAATCAAGTTATTGACAAACAGATTGATGCAGTTTCATCTAAAATAAAATCTTTGCGGAATAGTAAAAGTTTTACAAAAAAAGATGATGATGAGTTTTTTACTTTAGATTCATTAATTGAATTTAGTCCAATTACAGGAATAGCAACAATATCAGAAGATGCATCAAAGCGAGATGCAGTAAAGCTTGA